AACTTGATAGTAAATCACACATTAATTATAACTTAACTAAGACAGCAAACTATACTGCTGTTGCTGGTGATAAAATATTATGCGATACTTCAGGTGGTGCATTTACAATTACACTTCCTGCCAGTCCAAGTGTTGGTGATGAAGTTCATGTACTTGATGCAACTGCATCTTTTGATTCCAATAACTTGACAATAGATCGCAACTCAAAGAAAATACAAGGAGCTACTGCTGACTTAACCATAACAACTCAAAACACAGGTATTGGTTTAGTATTTTATAATGATACTTATGGTTGGAGAGTCTTAGTTGATGCTTATGATGTTGATGTAACGGAACTATAATATGAGTAATATATATAATTCAAATCAAGATATACATATAGATAGAGGCACTAGAAAACTAGTTGTCAAAAAAACACAAGATACAACAAACATACTTAATGATAATAAAATAGCTCGTAATCATAGAGCTAATGAACAGCGTGGAGATTTTCAAAGGATTGCACAAATACCATTGATTGCTCTACAAATAAAAACTAAAGAACTATTTGGTCATTCTAATTGGCATAAAGTACATAAAGATGACCAACGTACTATTATAAAAAGAATGATTAACAGTAATGAGTTCCAAAACTTTAGAGTGGGAGATAAAAAGTTATAATGGCGTTAAACAATTATGCAAATTTAAAAACAGCAATAGCTAATTTCCTAGCTAGAGATGATTTAACATCTGAGATAGATGATTTTATTGACTTAACAGAAGCTGACTTTAATCGTAGATTAAGAGTTAGAAATATGGAAACAGTAGATGCTACGTTTACAGTAGACTCAGAAACAGAAGCTCTACCTACAGGATTTTTACAGGCTCGTAGTTTTATACTTACAAGTTCTACACCTGACCAAACATTAGAACTAACTACTGCATACCATCAAGCTAATACTGCTGGTTTTGAAAGATCTGGTGTTCCTAAAATGTATTCTATTGAAGGATCAAACTTTAGATTTAGTCCTACACCTGATACTTCATACACAGCCAGGCTAACATATTATAAAGCATTTGATAGTATTGATGGTACAACTACTACCAATCATATTCTTACAAATCATCCTGATGTTTATTTATATGGTGCATTATACTTTGCATCTACATTTATTAGAGGTATGGATCAAACTACTATTGCACAGTTTAAATCACAATATGAAGCAGCTTTACAACAAGTAGAAGCTGGTGATGAAAAAGATAAATACAATGGTTCACCTCTTATACAAAGAACAGATATTAATATTAATAACTTTGATAACGTAAAATAATGCAAGTACCTTTTGGAGAATGGCTACCTGATTTACCAGACCACACTAACCCTGGTGCAACACAAGCCTTAAATGTTTATCCTGCTGTGACTAGTTACAGACCTTGGAAAAGTATTTCTACTACTAGTGGTAATGCTTTAACAGCAAGAGCGCAAGGAGCAGCATCTTTTAAATCAGACACAGGTGTTATTTCTATATTTGCTGGTGATGCTACTAAGTTATATAAACTAACATCTAACTCATTTGTAGATGAAAGTGGTGGTACTACATTCTCTACACCTACTGATGGTCATTGGGATTTTATAAAATTTGGTGAGGTTGTTATTGCTTTTAATGGTGATGATGCAGCTCAAGCATGGACATTAGATGGATCAACTGACTTTGCTGCACTTGCAGGATCACCACCTGTATTTAAACACGCTGCTGTTGTGCGTAATTTTGTTGTTACAGGTTTTCAACCAACTGCACAAACAACTATAGCTTGGTCTAGTTTTAACAGTCCTACATCTTGGACTGCTGGTGTTAATCAATCTGATACAGAAGTTTTACCTGAAGGTGGAGTTATTACTGGTGTTACTGGTGGACAGTATGGATTAATATTTCAAGAGTCTCGTATTACTAGAATGGATTATAGAGGCGGTAATGTTATCTTTTCATTTAGAAGAATAGAAGATAATGTAGGAGCAGTACAAGGTAAAAATGTAATTAAAGTTGGAAACATGGTTTACTTTTTATCTGAAGATGGATTTAGAGTTACTGATGGTAATACTTCAGTTCCTATTGGTAATGGTAAAGTAGATCGTTTCTTTTTTAATGATTTAAAGTTTGCTAAACGAGAAAGAGTTAAAGCAACTGCTGATAGAGAAAACAAATTAATATGTTGGTCTTATCCATCTAAAACAGGAACTAACTCTGATACTCAAAATGATAAGATTCTTGTATATCACTATGAATCTAAGAGATGGTCATTAGTAGTTATAGACCATGAGTATATGCTAGATTATCAAACTCCTGGTTATACATTAGAAGAACTAGATGATTATCCAACATCAGGTGCTAATGATTTAGATGCAATTACAATTTCATTAGATAGTGCATTTTGGTCAGGTGGACTAAGATCATTTGGCGTATTTGGAACAGATCATAAATTAGGAGCTTTTCAAGGTAACTCATTGAAAGCTGAAATAGGTACTGGTGAAACAGAGATATTTCCAAACAATCGTTCACTAGTTACTCATGTAAGACCAATAATAGATACTGATGATGCTACAGGTTCTTTAACTTTTAAAGATAAAGTTGCTGATACTTCATCTACAACAAGTGAAAATGCTATGCACTCTACAGGAACAATTCCGTTTCATAAGTCTGCACGATACTTTAAATTTAATATACAAGTTCCAGCAAATAAAGAATGGAATGATGCTCAAGGACTTGATATAGAAGCTATAAAAGAAGGATATAGATAATGGCACTAATAGGAAACCCAATAGATTTTGATAGAATTAGACAAAGATATGAGTCTATAGTTTATCCTGAAAGTAAAAAAACATTTCAAGATTCACAATTTAATCAGATAAGAGATACTTATGCTGGGCTATTGCAACCTGCTACTACTCCTACACAAATGGGTGTTCTTGGTGGTATGGGTTCACAAACTATTAGTCAAGATGCTACACAACCAGGACAACAAGTACAGTTAAGATTTAATCCTGCAACTGGACAAACAGAAACTATTATTCCAGAATACATGGCTCCATTTAGAACAGATCAACAAGACTTCTTGCCTGTATCTACACCATTTGAAACTTTAAAACCTCAAGAAACAGTAGAACCATCTATTGGAATAGATCCACAACCTTCTTCTGGAACACCATTAAGAGGTGGTGGAGGAGAAGGATTTCAAGCCTATCAAGATCGTATAGGAGGAATGCAACAACCTAATTTTGGTCAGATAGCTAGTAATGTTCAAAGTTTTAATCCTGCGGTAGCTGGGTTACTTGGAACAATTACAGGAATGCCAATAGGCCCAATAGCTGGAGCTGCCAATATGATTAACAAAGCTCAACTAAAAGGACTTGGTGTTGAAGGAGATGTTGCTATTGGACAACTTGCAGATGCTTATAATGATGCATTAAAATCAGGTTTATCACCTAAAGATGCTTTAACTAGAGCTACACTAACAAGTGGTACTACTTTAAATAAAAAAGCATTTACACAAGCTGGTATTGAAGAACTATCTATTGATGATATGCTTGCAGAAGTTGAGAAAAAAATGGATGGTAAAGGTGAAGGAGGATATTCACCTCCATCTGGTACAACTGGTACAGGTGGTGGAGCAGGCCCAATGGGAGGAACTGGTAAACCAGGAGCTGGAGCTAATACTGGTAGTCAAGGTGATGGTGGTAGTGGACAAGCAGGTGGAAGTTCTGGATCAAGTGGTAAATCAGGGCCAACTGGTAGAGATAGAGGAATGGGAACTGGTGGTAAATACTAATGACAAGTATTAGAGACTTAGAATATATCTATCAAGATTTAGATAACCAAGCTAACTTTCAACTAGTCATTGAAGATATTGTAAATCAACTAGTACGCTACCATAATGATGAAAATTATGAAGTAGCTGCTTGGTTCTTTGGAGGTTAATATGATGTGTCGAAACTGCGAACATGAATGTCATTGTAGCAACAATGGTCAATGTGCTGTATGCAAATGCTCTAACTGCGAACATAATGCTCTTGACGAATTTTGGAAAAGAGTAGATGAGGATGATAAAGAGTAATGGCACATACTTATAAAAATGAATTTTTTGCTTTAGATAGTACAAGTATAACTACAATTTATACAGTACCAAGTAATACAAATGTTATTGTTAAATCAGTACAGATTGCTAGTACACATAACGCAAATGTTTTAGTAAGTTTATCTGTTACAAGTGGAGCAACTACATATACTGTATATAATCATACGGTATCAACAGGTAGCACTGTTAATGGTGTAGAAGGATCTATGGTATTAGAAGCAGGGGATGTTTTAAAAATTACAGCAGCAACAGCTGATGTTATATCAGGGATAGTTTCTTATTTAGCAATTACATGACAATACCTGTATTTATACCTACAGAAAATATTAAATCAGTTGAACCATTTGTTAATGATTCGATTGATAAAGCGTTACAACATTCTGGTAATCACTATAACTTAGAAGATGTACACAAACAATTATATGAAGGTAAAGCTCAGTTATGGATTTTATGGAATGAAAAAAGAAAAAACAAATATCAAGGTTGTATTGTAACTAAGATAATTAAACGTAGTAATACTCAATCATTGAATATATTCATAGCTACTGGCAAGAATAAAAGATCTTGGGAAGATAAAATTACTACACTAGAAGATTATGCTAAACAACAAGGGTGTACTCATCTAGAAACATATGCTCGACCAGGTTGGTCTCGCATACTAAAAAAACATGATTATAAAATAACACACTATTTATTAGAAAGAAAGTTGGAGGACTAACATATGTCATTCGGAGGAGATGATCCACAAGTAATAGAAACAGGGGGTGGAATATATGAACCTGCTGAACCTTATGTAAAAGATATAATGTCAGAAGCTGCTCGTTTATATGCGAGTGATGTTGGTAAATCATATTATCCTGGCTCAACTGTAATTCCTTTTGCACCTGAAACACAAGCAGGATTAGATTTATCAAAGGGATTAGGATTTGAAATGACTGGCCCAAGTCGTTTGTATGGTACAGCTGAAACAGCACTAGGTGGATTTGCTACTGGTGTTATGCCTGATGCATATATGGGTAGAGGTCTTGGTGCAGGTATGGGACTTGCTGGAGGTATGGGATCTGCTTACACAGGTAGACAAGCATATGGTGAATTAACTCCACAAGCTGATTATTTAAGAGATGTTAGAGCTGGTATTAGTTCTGATGTTATGGGTGATATTGCCTCACAATTTGGTGGTATGGGTAGAACAGGAACTAGTCCTGCTGCACAACAAGCTGCTGCTAGAGGATTTACACAAGCATATGCACCTATAGCTCAAAGTGCTGCTGAAGCAGAAAGAGCTAGAGAATTATCTGCAAGAGAAGCAGACATTATTAGACAACAGCAAGCAGCATCAGGACAATTACAAAGAATGTATGGCGGTACTGAATCTCAGTTACAAAGACAATATGGTGCATCTCAAGCTGATATAGCTCGTCAGCAACAAGCTAGAGAATCTGGACTTGCTAGAATGATGCAAGGTGCGCAAGCATTACCTGGATTGCAATCTGCTATGGATGAAAGACGATTAGCAGGTATATCTGGTATTAGTGGAGTAGGTTCTGCATATGAAGATCTTGCTGCTAGAAACTTACAAGATCGTATTAATAGATTTCAATTTGAACAACAAGCTCCATATCAAAGACTATCACAGTTTGCTAGTCCTATATTTGGTGCAGCTGGTATGCAAATGCCAGGCATAAGATATGCTGAACAAGCCAACCCATTAACTAGTGCTTTCGGTTTAGCAGAAGCAGGTTATGGATTAGGTTCTCAATTTGGATACGGAGGTCTCGGTGCAATACTTGGTGGCCTCGGTGGATTATTAGGATAAGGAGATACTATGGTAAATAC